GGGTGGCATGTCCCTCACAACCGGGAATAATAAAAAGACTTTTTGTGAAAAAAAGAACCATGTTTTCCACCCGCGTAATCTTACCTGAGGATCTACACGAACAACTTAGGATCATTGCATTTGAGCGCCGGGTATCCATGGGCGCCGTGATTCGGGAGGCGCTTAAAAAGGAATTTTCATAATGCTCTTCCTGCTAGCCATATACCTATTTGGTATTATCATTCTTTTCGCCTTCCCGTTTTATTCTAGTTACCATTCTTGTTGGAAAGATCCTGTAAACCAATTTTTGGTTGCATTACAATGGCCTTATGTAATTTTAAGAACTGTTTACTTTCTTGTAAGGTGTGTGTTCAGCGGGGAATATAGAGATAGACTAATAAAGAGAGCGAACGAGTTAAAGAAGTCTTAAATTCTAACAGGGGAATCTATATTTTTGTTGTTTCCTGCTAGGAAGAGAAAAAACAAAAAAGGGTTTTGTGATTGCATATCAGTTTAGATATGAGCGCCTTGTTTTGGTTTGTGTTCGGTTTGGTATTGTGTGCAGTGTTATTTCATGGACTAGATGAATTATTGAGGCTAATTGATGCTGTTGGGGGTTGGATGAGGGACATATTGAGGGAGGTTCCGAAGTAGGTGACAATCTACGAGTTATTAAATGAGAAGTTCAAGGATGACCCATTTATTTGGATGTGTGATCACCCATCAATAAGACAAGTGGTTTACCTAAATGAACACCCAATGAAACGAGAGAATGAGGCTGCGGCAGTAAAACATGGAAAGCCATATTGAGGTGTGTGAATGAATAAAGACAAAGAAATAGTTGACGAATTCTTTAGAAATTATGGTGCTCGTAATTTAACGATTAGCCTTTATGGAAACGAAACAAGGGTAACTGTGGAACAATTATACAAAGCTTTCTTTGCAAGATTTGCTCTGGAGTTTAAAGAGGAATGGGAACGAGAAGTAAAATTATAGTCCCAGGTTCTGAGATGTATGAAATGAATTTAAGTTTATATTTTGAGGGAGATTTTGAAACCGGAAAGTTAGAGCAAATTTATCCATGTCATTGCGGGATGACTCATAGAGGAGATTATGCTCTTTATGATTATGCTCACCATAATTGCATGCACGACAAAGGGATTATTTTATTAGAAAGCGACCAAGGAGTTTGCGGTGAGTGTGGAAAAGCATTTAGAATCTACACAGAAAGCTAAGCTCTCCCCCGGCCCTGAGTTAGATGCTTTGGTGGCAGAGGCAAGAGGAGAAAAATATGTTACTAAGGGAGATGGTAAAACCTATGCAATTCCCTATTCCACGAAGATAGAATTTGCCTGGGAATTGGTAGAGGAAATGGAGAAAAATGATTCTTTAGGGGGACATTTTTTTTATGGGGATAGAAATTGGTGGAGTTTTACGGTCAATTTAGAGGGTGAACATGGTTTAAAGGGAATATCTATGATAGGCCAAACAGCCCCACACACTATTTGTTTAGCTTATTTGGAGGTGAGGCAAGATACGCCTCATACGCTGAGAACCGCTTCTAAAGGAGATAAAAATGGCGATACATAAAGGAAAGACTGGCCATAAGGGTAAGAAGCCACCGAGGAAGTAAATAACCAAACGGGGGGTGGCGCATCCGATAAAACACGCACGCTAAAATCGCTGAGAGGAAAGCAATAGGGGCAGGTGAGTGCTCACCCATTCACTTGCCCCTTTTTTATTAGGATTTTATGGAATGGAAGCCGTATTTGATTGTTACATTACCCTTGATGGGTATCGTTGTATGGTTCGCTCTTTACGGATATTTCTTGTCGAGAGAATTTGGAATGCCAAAATCTAAACAATCCATTTTAGATAAATTGAAAAAGTTCTTTAAAAGAACAATAAAAAGAAAGATTGAACATGGCGGTAAAAACAAAAAAGACAGAACACTTCGATAAGCATAAGGCTTTCACGTTTTTTGATTATGAGCCAAGACCGGATCAATTAGAGATACATGATTGTAAGGCTAAGATAAGGGTCATTGATGCTGGTGTTAGGTGGGGGAAGTCTAAGCTTGCGGCTTTTGAGGGGTTGGTTGAGAGTCAGAGAAATCCTAGGGATTCTATTGGATGGATTGTTGCCCCTAGCTATGATCTGGCTAATAAGGTGTTCAGGGAAGTGTACCGGGCCGTTGTTGAAAAAATTCATCAATCTTTAGTGTTGGAGGCGTCTGAGGCCAAGATGCGGATAAGGTTTGTGAACATCTGGGGATTCATCTCTGAGATTAAGGGCAAGTCCGGGGATAACCCGGATTCCCTATTGGGTGAGAGTTTAGATTGGGTGGTATTAGATGAAGCGGCAAGGCTTAAGCCTACTATTTGGGACTCACACATTTCACAAAGGTTAATTGATAAAAAAGGGTGGGCTTTGATGATCTCAACTCCTAAAGGAAAAAACTGGTTCTATCAGAATTATTTAAGAGGTTTAGACCCACTGAATAAACGCATACAATCTTTCCATCATCCTACCAGTAACAATCCCATTATAGATCCATTGGATATTGAACAGGAAAAAGCGTCTTTGCCGGAATCTGTTTTCAGGCAGGAATACTTGGCTGAGTTTATAGAAGGAGGAGGATTGGTTTTCAAGAATGTGCGTGCGTGTATTCAAGGAGCGTTGATGAAGCCATCCCCGACTCAATCTTATGTGATGGGAGTGGATTTAGCGAAGCTTCATGACTTTACGGTTATGTGTGTAATGGACGATAAGGGAAGATTGGTGGAGTTTGAGAGATTCAACAAAATAGATTGGGAATTGCAGAAACGGCGGATAAAGATTATTTGTGACAAATATAATAAGGCCCCGATGATTGTGGATGCCACTGGAATGGGCGGCGATATGTTCGTTGAATCGTTGATGAGGGATGGGTATCCGGTAATGCCGTTTACATTCACGGAAGGATCAAAAAGAGATCTGATAGATAACCTGATCGTTAAGATTGAAAACAGTGAGATACGGTTTCCAAACATACCGGAGTTGATTCATGAATTAGAAGCGTTTGAGTATCAAATGACAGCCACGGGTAGGCTGAAGCGATCCGCACCGATTGGGTTTTACGATGATTGCGTGATTGCCTTGGCTTTAGCCTGTTGGCAGATATCGCAAGGATGTTTCTCCATAGGAGAAGTTGAGACTTTCGGGGAAGTGGAGAGTCTTGGGATGTATCAGGATACATTTGTTTGATGCAACAGGTTATTGATTACCAACAATATAGAAAACAATGGAATCTAGCCGGAACTGGGGTTCTAACCGATGCTCCTATACATATAGATATTGAGTTAGCTTCTGCTTGTAATTTTCGTTGTCCCATGTGCCCGCAGGCTGAAATTCCATCTGGTTTTACCAAAGATTTTATGGATAAGAAATTAGCTGTAAGGATTCTAAAAGAGGCAAAAGATATTGGGGTTAGCTCAGTTAAATTAAATTGGCGGGGGGAATCTACAATACATCCTGATTTTTGTGAGATTGTATCAGATGCTTATTGGTTAAATTTCACGGATTTGATGATCAATACAAATGGTTCATACACTACATCCAACACACGAGATGCCATGGAGTTTTTCAATATGGTTATCTTTTCTATTGATACGATAGATGAGGAAAAAGCTTTTTCAATTAGACCAGGCGGACCGCTGAAAACCGTGATGAAAAATTTTGAGATTCTAGCAACAAGTAAAATGGATTTTGGAGTCGTTGATACAATCCGGGTTAATTTCACAAAGCAGAAAGAAAATTGGGATGAAGAAGAAACGGTTAAGAAATACGTTGAAGGATGGGGAGCTCAATTCTACAGCAAACCAGTCTTCCCAAGAAATCCTCCGAAGGTTGGAGCGTATTTCGATGAGAGTAAAATTAAGGTTAATGGAAGGAAGAACTGCGGATTCCCGTTCCAGAGATTAACAATTGCATGGGATGGAAGGGTTGCCCCCTGCTGCATTCCGTGGCTGGATGATCTGTATGTTGGGGATGTGACTAAACAATCTATTAACGAAATATGGAATTCTAAAGCAATATCCGATATTAGGAACGATGCAAAGATGGTGAATTATAAACATCCTGTATGTGTGAATTGTACATCTTGGGCGTCTTATAACATAAATATTAAATGACTATTGATCCACTTTTGTTTATTTTCTCTATTCTTTTCATGTTTATTTTCGGTCTTGTAATAGGAGCGTTAGCGTTTATCGGGTACGCATGGCGGTGGTTACAGCAAGACCCGGACGGGCCAGGGGGATTTAGAAATAGGTTACAGCAATTAGGAAGTGAAGCAGATGATAAAAAATAAACCGGGAATAGTTTTATGCTCAAGGGTTAAATCAAGACGAATACCAAATAAGCCATTGACTGAGTTTTACGGGAAGCCAGCTATTTGGTGGTTGGTGAAACGGTTAATGGAATCTGATTATCCGGTTTGTCTTGCTATCCCATCTAGTCATGAAGATGACCCATTGATAGATGCAACGAAGGATTTGAAACCACTGGTTTTTAGAGGCCATGATACAAATCCATTGGGGAGATTCTTTTGGGCATCTATGGAATACGGGTTTGATCCTGTTGTTAGAGTGACCCATGATGATTTGTTTGTGGATACGGTTTTGATGGGATTAATCTTAAGACATCATGAAGAAGGAAAATTAGATTATACCTATATGTCTGATGTTCTGCGTGGGACTGATTCAGAAGTCGTCTCTAAAGATTTCCTTACGCGCGCGTATGAATATCATAAAGACCGGGATGTTGAATATTTGAGTTATGCTTTTAGAAGGCAAGAACTTAAAGCAAAAATAAAAGCGGTTTCATTTCATTCCTCCTCTGACATAAAAGGAAGGATTTCTTTGGATTGGCCAGAGGACATTCTTACAATCAAGAAGCTTTTTGATGTGTGTGAAGGGGATATGAGCGATAGAAATATTTATGAGAAACTAATCTTATATCCTGAAATCCTGTCAATGAATCACCTTCCAAAGGTCACGGTTTATACTTGCGCTCATAATGCTGAGAAGACTATCGAGAGAACTATTAAATCCGTTTTGAATCAGACATACAAGGATTTTGAATATATTTTATATGATGATGGCAGTACAGACAATACATTTATCCAAATAGGATCATGTACGGTCGATAGAAGAGTAGAATTAATGGGAGGAAAGAACGAGGGTTTAGGATCTGCTTGCAATCGAGCATTAAAGAACGCTAAAGGAAAATATTACATTCGCGTCGATGCCGATGATGAACTTTTACCACATGCACTTCAAATGCTTGTTGATGTAATAAAAAAAGATAATAATCTCTGTGTAATATATCCGTCTTATAGGAATCAACACGGAGAAGTGTTTGACAATTACTCCCACCATATGGGTGGGGCTATGGTTCGTGCTTGGATGTTTCATGAACTAAAATTCTGTGACGGGTTGAGGGCATGGGAGGGATTAGAGTTTTTCAACCGTATGTCTAAAAGATACAAATATCAGGAACTAAATATTCCGACATGGATCTATTATCAAACGGAAACGTCTCTTTCCAAAACACAGCCGGATTACCGGGATTTTGTGTATAAGGTCATATGAGTCAGAAAATAAACTTGATGACATGTTCTTTGACAAGATTGAGGATTATTGTCCCTTTTTGGTCTGATACCTTGTTAGTGGATGGCTTAAAAGCAATCCGGGCGACTCAACAGAAGCCAGAGAGAGAATTAACCATTGAAGAAGAAAAAGATTTAGTCAGAAAACAGACTGTTCTTTTTTATGAAGCTGAAACAAGAGCGTCTGCTAATGGTTTTTCTAGCGGGGAAGGTTATTGGAGAATTGATAAATCTATCGGTCATCATACACATACTGAGCCAATGAAGTTGAGAAAAAGATGAGTGAATTGGATCATAAAAGATCCTGGGGCCCTAAACCTAACTATCCTACGGTCCTATCCATTCCTCACAAAGAACAAGAAATGATAGTCATTGCAGGGCCTTGCTCTATTGAAGACAAAAACCAAGTTGAAACAATCGCGTTGGAATTAAGCCGTGTCGGTTGTACCTACATGCGCGGGGGAGTGGTTAGAGCCGGTACTTACCCACCGAAAGATTTCGGGCTTGATATAGGAAAATTAACGATGTTCTCGGATGTGGCACATAGACATAATCTTAAGATTATCTCTGAAGTGTTTGGATGTGACGACATAGACTTTTTAGATGATTATGTGGATGCTTTTCAAGTTGGTGCAAGGCATATGCAGGATTATCGGTTGTTAAATGTTCTGTCTTACCAGGAAAAGACAGTTACACTAAAAAGAAATATGGGTGCAACGCTTGATGAGTTCTTAGGCGCGGCTGAGTATTTAGTCAGGAACGGGAAGACAAATGCGATTCTAATTGAACGTGGATCATCCACACATATGAACCATGTAAGGTGGGATCTGTCCATTTCCTTGATTGCTGCTGTTAAGAGGATGACTGGATTGCCTATATTGGTTGATGGATCTCACGGAACAGGAAGGCGTGATTTAGTTGAATCCATGACACTGGCCGGGATAGTGGCCGGTGCAGATGGATTTTTGTGTGAGGTGCATCCAGAACCTGAGAAGAGTTTGAGTGATGCAGAGCAGGCTTATCCGTTGGATGAATACGAAAAATTATGGAGAAAGGCGTCTTTCCAATTTGTCTGGAATAAAGATTATGCAAAATAGAGTTAAGATTAAAGTGGAATTGTGGTGAAAGACCAAACTCCAAACGATCAAGTTTTGGTAAAACTCAGCAAATGCACACAGCTTTTAGCTGAATGTAAAACGGTATCTGAGGCCAAGCAATTATCTGACATTTCCGAGGCTGCTAGGGTATATGCAAAGCGGATCGGGGCAAGCTTTGAATTAATCAACAGGGCCGCCGAATACAAAATAAGGGCGGAGCGGAAGCTAGGCGAGATATTGGAGGGGGGGGAGAAGAATAAGGGTGAAGCTGGACAATTCAAGAAAAAGACGGGTGGTAGAGGTAGTCAACCACCCATTAATTCAACCCCCACAATTGCAGAACTTGGTTTGACGAAAGAAATTTCAGCAAGATCGAGAAAATTGAAATCCATCCCAGACAAAGAATTTGAAACCGCTTTAGGAAAATTACAATCCAACGGAACTGAATTAAGCACTGCTCGGTTTTTAAAGGCAATACTTCCAAAAACAAAAATAGACCATAATCCAACCTACAATGAAGATGTGGTTTGGGATTCAATGAAAGCAAGATCGAGGATCAGTGATTTTGTGAATAGGGAATTAGACAGATGCCCAAAAAAAACGCATTTCAAAATAGCTCAAATCCTAATATCAGTAGCAGAGAGCATCGGCGGAGGTATTAAAAATGGCTAACGTATGTCCTACACCACACATTTTAGAATCAATGAGGAACTGTCGGCAAGACTGGAAGATTATGCTTGGAGAATTAATTGATAATTCATTAGACGCAGATTCAAAAGACATTGAAATAAAGTGGGGTCACAGGTACTTAAAAATTGAGGATAACGGAATAGGTTGTAAAAATGTATTGGCTTTAGTCACTCCTGGCATGCACGAACCACACGAAGGAAAAAGAATGATTGGACGTTATGGAATTGGCTGTAAAGATGTCGCTGTTTGGTTGTGGGGAAGGACAATTATTAAGACAACAAGCAAAGGTAAAACATTTGAAGTAGAAGCCGATTGGCATAGGATTTCAAAGACCCCAGACTGGTATATCCCTGATCCAATTATAAATAAATCAGAAAACGAAGAAATAGGGACGTCAATCGTTTTTGAGAAAATAGATTTTGATAGAGGGAAAAGATTCCCTGAAGGGAAGGCATTTGAAAAATTAATTAATTGGCTTGGTTTTACATATAGTCTGGCAATTGAAGACGGAGCGAGGATAAAACTTTCTAAGCTGAATGAATCTAAATTTGTTTTGAAAGCATTTAAATGGCCCCAAAGACAGAACATCTTGGAGGCCTCTGGATATGTTAAAGGAAAGGAAATAAAGATTAACATTGGAATCGTTCCAACTGGAGTTGAAAACCCAAGGTGTGGCTTAACCTACCGTTACAAATACCGGGTGATTTCCAATTTATCATCAACTGGATTCGGATGTGGGGATTATAATTTTGAAAGAATTGCGGGTTGGGTGGATTTATCAGATGACTGGAATTTGACTAAAAATAAAGACGACCTTGCAGATTTAAAGGAGGAATTGGAAACAACGGTTGAGAATATTTGTAAACCAGTTCTTCAAATGGCGCATGAGGCGGCTGATCAATTTTCTTCTGATCTTTTTCAGAATCAAGTCAATGAGGATCTAAGTAAATTATTAGATACTCTAAAAGAGAAGGAAAAAAGAGGAGAAGGTGATACGAAAGGGACTGTAGATCCAGAGGATAAAAGAAAACGGCAAAAGGCAAAGAATATCCAGGTTGGAGATAAGGTTTTAAATAATATAGGTATGGGGGCAGTACAAATAATATTTTGTGATTTGTCGGAAGATGATGGATTTGGAAAATTAGATTTTAACGGTAGGGTAAAAACGATAAAGGTTTCCCAAAATGATCCGCTTGTTAAAGCTTTAAGAAAACCTCCAACAGGGCCAGAAAAAAGATTTTCTTTTTTGAGTAACATTATTGGATTAATTGCAAATTATGGGGTCATAAATAAAACAGGACAATTGCCTCTGCGGTTTGAAAAATATGTTAAATCTGAAACTGACACGACTTCAGAAAAATATAGTCAGCTATTAGCGAAAATAGGGTATCAGGCGAGACAACAGATTTTTGGAAATGAGTGATAGTCGCAAACTAACTAAAGGAGATTCAATTAAAACCTAACCATAAGGAAATTGTTTTAAGCATCATTAGAGATTTAAAGGCGATACTTCGCAAGTTGATACGCCTTTTAAACTAAGGCCATACAAAAGCTTTGATAGGCCATATGGGAGAGTTTTTCCTGTATGGCCTTTTTTATTAGGAGGTTTATGAGGGTAGCGATTACGGGAAGTGAAGGGTGGCTTGGAAACTACGTTGCCAATTATTTAAGTAAGGATCACGAAATTACGAGGATAGATAAACCGGCCCTTGCATATGCGAAAAAAGGAGTCATGGGATGGAATATTTGCAACCATGGGCTTAATTTGCCTTATGTGGATATCGTTTTACACTTTGCCGCTTCTGCAAATGTGAATGTTGTTCATGAGAATCCTGTTGAAGCCATAGAAAGCAATATTGTCGGAACAGCCAATGTTCTGGAATGGGTAAAGAAAAAGAAAATCCCTGATTTCTATTATATGAGTTCTGCTTGGTGTGAGGGATGGCCACAGAATGCTCATCCTTACACGATGAGTAAGCTGGCAGGGGAGATGGTATGTCAATCATGGTCCGCTACTTATTCAATATCGACTTGTATCGTCAGGCTTGGGACATTGTACGGGCCAGGTGCCAGAAGCGGAACGGCACTATGTAATTTTGTTGGTAAGGCCTTGAAAGGTGAACCCATTACAATTTTCGGTGAGGGAACACCTACAAGGTGTTATTTGTACATTAATGATCTTGCTTTGGCTTGTGAGAAATTAGTCAATAGGCATATTCCATTGAAAGATGAGATTTTAGATATCTGCGGGGATGAGGACATTTCAGTGAAAGAATTGGCCGATCTTGTAAGGCAAAATATAGGAGATGTTTCTGTAATACACAAAGAAAAACGAAAAGGGGATTTACAAAATGAACTGGCTCCAGCCTACAAATTGACTCAAGCGCTTTTGAATTGGAAACCTGAGATAAAAATAAAAGAAGGGATAAAACTTTATGCTGCCTGGCTTAGAACTCAAGAAAATAGATAAAACATGTTTCATATGTGACGGAAAAGAATGGATGGACGCTGATATCTTCCGGGCCAAAGCTGAAAATATGATGGTCTGTAAGCAATGTGGATTTATCACCTTTGATAGATTTCATGACGTGTCTGAATATGAAACCTATTACGACAAGTCTTATAGGGATAGCATTCAGGTTAATATTAAGAATCTTCTGACAACAAACCGTAAAGTTGGTTATCACGATAAATTTTTAAATCCTTGGATCAAGGAACTTCTCAAAAATAAGAAAGCAGAGGAGATAAGCGTTGGAGAGATTGGATCAGGGATAGGTTATTTTCTAAGATGGATACGGGATAAGTTTAAAATAAAGGATATAACAGGATCAGAGTTGACCACCACTTATAGGCGTTATGCTAAACACGCTTTTGATATCAATGTTTCAAAAGATTTCGATTTTAAAAAGAAATACGATCTTGTTTGCATCTATCACACTTTAGAGCATATCCCAGATCCGAAAGAACTTTTATTGAAACTCAAACCAACTATCAAAGCCGGCGGGAGTCTCTATATTGCTACTCCTATTTGGATGGAGGAGATGATGCGTTGGGGTGGCGGGACATTCGATACCTTCGATGAGCATTTTCACCCAGATCATATCAATGCGTGGTCTAGGTGGCACCTTCAAAGACTTCTGGATGTAACTGGTTATAAAATTATATCTGAGAATAAAAGGATGTATGGATGGACGATGCTTATTGAACCATCGAACGATTTAAAACCAGACGATAAGATGCCGAATTCCCAACATGTAATGGAGCAGTTATGGGATATGAAACGGGCGGCATTGCAATATCAGAAAGGAAACTTTTCAGAGGCTATCCGGTTATATCCAAGATTTGTGGATGCGTATTTGGGAGAAGCTACTAAACATTTCAAGGATCTTGACAAACAGTTACAGATTTTAGAGGTAGGTGAAAAGAGTTGTCCAAATACAATTCTTTTCGATGTCCAAAGGGGCTTGTTTTTTTATCAATATGAACGCTTTGAGGAATGTATTTCTGAATTGACTGGCGTTCTTGATCTTAAACCACACGATGAAAATGTGATCTCTCATTTAGCCATGGCCCATTTGTCGCTTGGTCAAAAAATACATAAATCAAAAGGGCTCAAAGAGGCAGAGGAATTCTACAAGAAGGCCGGGGATTTACTTGAGATGGTTAAATGTATTAATCCGATGCGCTTTGAGGAGTGTTTCAATTGGCAGGGTTTTATTATGTCAAAAATACCGACACAGGATGAATTAAACGACAACGGGAATAAATATACTACCCCGCATTCAAAAGATGCGCCGTATATTGACTTGGCGAAGGAGGAAGTTTAGAGAACTTTTATTATAGGAGGGTATTTAAATGGCTGGTTCATTTTCTGATTTTTTAGAAAGAGAAATGCTGGATCATATTTTTCCGACAGGGGCTGCTTATACTAGACCTACAAATTTGTTTTGTGCGTTATTCACAGCCGTGCCATCGGATACAGGGGGAGGAACGGAAGTGGCTACAGGAGGTTATGCGCGCGTTACTTCTGACGCATGGAATGTTGGAACGACAAGTGCTGGTGGAACCACCACAGTTGACAATTCAGCCGCTATTACTTTCGCAACGGCAACGGCAGCTTGGACAACGATTGAGGCTTTCGGAATTTTTGACACTTCAACTGGCGGAAATCTTCTAGCTTGGGGTACGGTCACGACATTTAAAGTAGTTTCAACCGATGATATCCCTAGTTTCTCGGCTGGGGCTTTATATATAACCCTGGATTAATTTTAGAATTTTAAAATATGGGAGGAATGAATGTCTGATTATCATGTGCTTGCCGCGACCAACGACGGCGATAATATAACGATTGCTTTTCACATTCCCGTTCCCAGTGAAACAAATTTTACTGGAGTTACTCTTCAATCTGCTTTGGCAGAAGATGTGGCTATTGACAAAACAAGTGAAGTCCCTTGGATTGACGGTGCGGAGCAAACTTCTCTAACGAATGGGTCTTTGTACGAACATATAGGATCAGTAAGGACTCATAAGGACGAATCTAATGCCAGAAAAAAGACGGACGCTGATAATAAATTTAACAATTTGGTTATTAGAATCCAAAATGAAATCCGCCAGCGATATTGGGGCTGGCGGTTTGAAAGGAATGTGCCCTAATGGCTACTATTACACCGAGTTGGGGGGAATCACTAGAACTTTTAGCTTTGCAAACATTGGCTGGTTTAGAGTCCGTTGCGGTACAAATATCTGATCTAGCTACAAAAGACATTGTCGGGGCCATTGTTTGTTATAAACAAGGAACAACACCCATTGATGGGTTAAAGGTTACCTATTTTTCACGGAATCCTTTAACCGCGATAGGAACAGATGGAGTGGCTTACGGCAATGTGACGAATTTCAAAATAGCTGAACTTGCCACCCTACCCTCTACAACAGTAAATACAGATTCCAGTAGTGGTCAGAAGACCCTACAGGTTGCAGCTATTACCAATTTTGCCCGCGGGGATGTAATTATCATTGCCGCTGGGGATGCTACAAGAGAAGAAATTGCGTTAGTAGTGGATATTGTTAGTGGCACGGCTGATCTTATTTTAGAAGATAACTTGGCTAATGCTCACACGGCGGCACAGGCTGATACTGTAGAGAAATTCACAACGGAATATATACAATTATCCGGTATGTCCGATGCTACTTTGTTATTGGAAAATCTTGATACTGATACAGGTGTTGATTGTGAAGTGGCTGTCTTTGGCGTCAGGCGTGAGTGGAGCTCAACCTAATGGGACTTAATTTCGAAAATGCTCTAGCTGAATATGTTTCTTTGGGTGATATTACTGAAGCCAGATTCGAGGCTCTTAAACCATGGTCTACTCTAGCCTTTTTCCGTGTAGAGGATAAAACAGCAGATGACAGAACATTTATTTCTAAGTGGGGAAGTACCGGAGCGTCACAACAATTTATTGTTCGTGTTGATGATGGAGCAGGTGCTACAGAGATCCAAGTATTTCTTAACGGTGTATTTGTGCTAGGTACTGGAGGAGACGTTGTTGAATCTGATATATGGTATTTAGTTTGCGTTACTAATGATGGTACAGGAGGTGCAAATTCACTGAATCAATATTTGTTAGATATGAGCGGTGCTTTTCTTGGAAATGACGCATCAGTACAACATGACACTGACAACACTGATCTAACTGAACCTATTCTTATCAGTGGATATAATAGTGGGGCAAGCGATGAGATGGATGGAGATATAGATTATCCTTGTTACATTCAGAAAGAATTAAACAAATCAGAAATGGTTCGTTATCTTTTTGATCCGGTAGGCACGATGTTGAAATTAAAGCAGGGGGCTGGTGTTCCATTTTGTCTGAAACTTGGTAATTTAGGGGTGGATAGTTTTGATCTTAGCGGATCTAAAAATCATGGAACGATTAATTTATCTCCATCAAGGGGGGATAATCCTCCGTCGGTTATTTTATATCCCATCCCAATAGCACTGTCTGAGCCGACATTGGCGGTAGATTATGTTCCAGCGATATTCGGGGATTTGGGGGCTGGCGGGGCAGCTATTGCATTAGATGGATTTTCAGACGCTGTTTCTGCGGTCTTTGGAAATATTTTAGTAAATTTACAATTTAATTCCGTGGTTAATATTTCTTCTCTATCTACAGGGGATTTAAGGCTTGATCTGAAATTTAATAGTTTGGCAAATTCCGTTTCTGAGACAACATCGGATTTGAGATTAGACATTCTTTTAAATTCTGTATCTGAAGCCGCTTCTTCTTTTATAGGTGATGTGAGATTAGATTTATTATTATCTGGTGTATCTAATGGAGTTTCAACAGCTAATGGGTCAATTAGGCTCTCTATTAAACTTAATTCCGTTGTTAATGCGATTTCGCTGGTTACTGGAAGTTTGGGTGGTGGCCAAATATTTTTGGATGCCCTATCAGATGCTCTTAGTTCCGCTACGGGTGATTTGAGAATTGACAAATTCTTTAATGCGTCTGTTCAAGGACAAAGTAAAGTTGTAGGGGATATGCGTCTGGATCTGTTTTTAAATTCGGTTGTTTTATCCAATACAGATGTGCAAGGCGCTATAAATCTTCAGTTAAAGTTTAGTTCTGCGTCAGAGGCATTATCTGAAATCACAGGTGATTTAAGATTGGATCTTTTACTAAGTAGCAATATAGAAGCCTTATCTTCGTTAATAGGTGATATCACGACTGGTGAAGAAATAGAAATTATTATCGGTGTTGCGCGAATACAGATGTTTTTAGATAATAGAAGAAGGAATTTATATTTAGACAATAGAAGGAGGGTCTTGGTTGGCTGAAATTCTTCTCATAAAAAGGAATGATTTACAACCATATATCTATGTGGAAGCAAAAGAAACCACAGGGACCGTTATTGATCTAAATGGTGCAACAATACGTTTCACGATGAAGAATATTGATACCAGTTCAATCACTGTCAATAGAGTGACTGCCGGTGTGACTTTGACATCGGCAACCATAGGTCTTTTCCAATATCAGTGGCAAAGCGGTGATACGAATACTACTGGTTCATTTTCTGCTGAATTTGAAGTAACCCCGTCATCCGGGGGAAAGTTTACTCTTCCAATCAAGCCAGATCTTAGAATTAACATCTACCCGGATTTGGATATCACATAATGGCAACTACTACATCATTTGAAGATATAGATATGGAAGGGGTTGTATTTATAGAACGACTCAAATCCGACTCATTTCTTTATCAAGGATACGTTGAACGTCCTTATAATCCAGATGAGATTGCCAAGAAAAAACCTCCGTTCGGTATTTATGACGATATGAAGCGGGATGATCAGATCAAAGCTGTTCTTTGGATAAAGAAGTTTATGGTTCTGTCTTCCGGGTGGGATATTGAAATTCAAAATCCAGGAGATGAATCAATAAAGGAAGAAATTGAAGAGAATTTGACGGCTATAGAAGGTCCTGAATTCAGTGACGTTTTAACCAATATTTTGACACATTTGGACTATGGATTTTCTATAACGGAACCTATCTTTGATATTGCTGAAACGGAAAACGGCCCGAAAGTTATTTTGAAGAAATTAAAAACACGCGCTCCTCATGCCTTCACGATCCACACAGATGAATTTGGGGATATTACTCAATTTGAACAAGATACATCCACTGGTCCTAATTTTGTTTCTCCTCACCATCTCATGCTTATGATCCATCAATATGAATTCGGTGTTCCATATGGAACCTCAGATCTTCAATCATGCTATCGTCCTTGGTTTTCAAAATCTATCGTTATCAAGTTTTGGAATATATATCTTGAGAGATTCGGAAGCCCTTTTATTGTTGGCACTGTGCCACCTAATACCTCAAAAGCAGATAAAGACAAATTACAGGATATTCTAAAAAATATTCAGGCAAAAACAGGAATCACCGTACCGGAAGGGGTAAAGATAGATCTTAAATCTCAAAGTACAGGAGCTACAGACTTTGAAAGGGCTATCGACAAACACAATATGATGATGGCTCGATCACTTCTTATTCCTGATTTAATGGGATTATCCGGGGCAAAAATAGGAGGCGGATCATTTGCACTTGGGAAAAAACAATTTGAAATATTCTATTTCACCATTGAGAAAATAAGAATTGAATTGCAAAGAGCCATTAACAAATATGTTATAAGACCATTGCTATTGTGGAATTATGGAATCAAAGGCCCAAAGACTCCGAAATGGGTTCTTAGGCCATTGGATACACCTGACAAGTTAGAGCTTCAAAAGCTATGGATAGAAGCTATTAAAGGGAATATTTGGGAACCTACGGATGATGAAATAAATCAATTCAGAACTAATATCCGTTATCCGATAGGGCCGATTAAAAAGCCTAAACAAGAAGCAAATAAGGGATTCCCAGGGAGTCCATTTAATCCACCTAAGAAGGAATTTTCTAATGACATAGGTCTATTTGTCCATCGAGGAGAAACAGCGTTTGAGAAAAAGGTGGATTTTGTAAAGGTAAAAAATGATTTACAGGAACTAGATATAAAAACTATACGATCATTAATGCCAGCATTTGAGAAGATTAAAGAGGGTATTATTGAATCTGTTAAATCAAGTAATCTTATTGAAAAACAGAGAATGGACAAAATAAATTCATTCCAATTGAAATTTGTAAAACAATTACAATTAGCATGGAAACTTAGTTTGGGTGATATTTGGTCATCTGGCCAACAATCAGCGCGTAAAGAATTAGGATCTGAAAAATTTCAGACAAAAGATCCTCATGAACTATTTGAATCCATTCTTGATGAGCGTTCTTTCTTCGTTACAGGTATTGAGCGGGATCGGATTTTAAGGGATACAAAACAGATACTTTTAGATGGGATTGAACAAGGATTATCAAACAGAGAAATACAAACAAGGGTTGAAAAGCTATTCAGAGACAATTATCTCCTGGAAGAAGGCGCGGTTTTTGATCCTACAAAACCAGGGTTTTCATTGCCTAACAGAATTGAAACTATTGTTAGGACAAATGTAACGAAGATTTATAATCAGGGTAGAAGGAATATATTTGAAGATCCTAATCTTAAAGGGTTTGTAAAGGCTTATCAATATTCAGCGATTATTGATAGCCGAACCACTGATATATGCACCCGGCTAGATGGAAAGGTGTATAGGGCAAGTGATCCATATATTGACCGTATAACTCCGCCAAATCATTTTAATTGTCGCTCCATTCTTGTTCCTGTGACAGAAGGAGAAAGCTTTGAAGTATCAGATCAGGCTGTAAAAGATGACGATTTAGAACGGTTTAGGGGGGTTGTCGGATAAAGCTTGACAATTTTAAAAATTTATTATATTGATAATATCCTAACCAAATTAAAAGCTGTTCCTTCCAAGGTCGCTTCAAATGGCAATGAGGAAACAAATGCCTGAAGCGGCTTTATCATTATTTGACCAGTCTACATTTAATTTAAATGGCCTTGAGATATTCCGTACAGGAACATGGCATGGGGACGTTTTTGACATTTCTCATCTTGATGCCATGGTTGAAGCTTTTGATAAGGTAGGTTTCAAGCCGCCTGTTAAATTAGGCCATTCCGAGAATCAAAAACTCCTAAAAAATAGTGGATTGCCTGCTGCTGGTTGGATAGAGAACCTTTATCGCCAGGATGACAGACTCTTGGCCGATGTATCATATATTCCAAAGCAAATTCATGATCTTATACAGAACAAATCATACGATGCAATCTCAATTGAGATGTATTTGAACTATGATGATACAACCAACAAAAAGAAGTGGCCAATGGCTTTAAAGGCTGTTGCTCTTCTAGGATCTGAAATTCCAGAAGTTACAAACCTTAAATCTATTTCGAGTCTTTTCATGGATTCTGAAGGCCGTGAATTTAAGGTGATTGAATTTGATAATGAAATAAAAGAATTCATTGTTCAAAAAAGAGGAGATAAATGGGTTTTAGTGTCACCTTCCACAGGGAAAGTGTTGGGAACTCATGATTCAAAAGAAAAAGCTGAAGCCCAAGAAAGGGCCATAAAATCAAGTCAAAATAGAAATATGGAAGAGGAGGAATTATCAATGGAGGACAAAAAGGAATTAGAGAAAAAAATTGAAGATCAGCAAAAACATTTTACCAAAGAAAAAGAAAAGCAGGATGCGGAGTTTAAAAAAATCAAAGAGCAAAATGAATCTTTGGTGAAGAAGTTCGAGGAAAAGGAAAAGGAATATGAGAAAGAGAAGGTTGCCAGGTTTTCAGAATCTGTAAAAACAAAGGTGGATACCTGGGTTCGTGGAAAGAAAATAACACCTGCACAGGGACCATTGATTCAAGCTATTTATGAGAAAATCCCTGCATCTGAAGTGGTTGTCATGTATTCCAAAGACGGAAAGCCAGAAGAGAGAAAGATGAGTTCGGCAGATGCAATTGAGCAATTTGTTGCAGCTCAACCTAGCTTTATAGGTGAAGAGAAAACTAAAGAAGGCATTGCTTCAGATGATGTCGAGGCTAAAGTTAAGGCTTATTGTAGAGAAAACAGTCTCGATTATTTGAAATCCGATGATTACAAAACTGCTCTTAGAGCGGTAGCAAAGGAGGTTTAATTATGAAAGCAGGTCCTGGATTTGATATTTCAACAAAAGCCGGTGCGGATTTGAACACTACAACCAGCGATTGGGAGCCGGTTTATGTAAATTCAAGTAACTCAGTGCTTATTGCAAATAGTATTACTCATAGAGTCGTAGGAATTTTACAGAGAAGGCCAAAAGCAGGAACTGGGTCTGCTTGCAACGTGAGAATGCTCGGATTATCAAAATTGACAGTGCATGATACCTGTACCGCTGGTGACATGATTATGATTGGCTCGGGTGGTGCTGTCAGGGCCACAGCCGTATCGAATACTGCCGCAACGCTCCGGTCGATGATAGGGCGGGCTTTAGATGCTAGTGCAGCGAGTGGTACTGTCATTGATGTTTTCTTGAACCCATTTACCATGCAGGGAACCCTGACAGTTACTTTTGATTAATAAGGAGGGAATTTAAAATGCCATATTTTGATAATGTTCACGTCAATAGACCCTTAACCAATGTATCCGTTCGATACAATTGGTCTGAGGGAATTGCCGATCAGGTTTTCCCTGAAGTTCCAGTGGCGAAAGAATCGGATCTGTATTTTATCTATGATTCATCGAATCTCCGGCTTGAGGAAACCATCCGGGCAAATCGCGCCGAATCTAATGTGGTTGGGCAAGATTATTCAACTTCTTCCTACACATTGGAAGAACATGCGTTGAAAACCATTATATCTGACAGAGATAGAATGAACGCTGATGCCCCATTGAATTTGGATATGGATACTACCGAGGATTTGACAGAGAGGATCATGATCCGGAGAGAAGTGGACACCGCAGTTGTTTGTTTCACTACTACCACATGGTCAAACAATGCAACCATCGGTTCAGCTTCAGCATGGGATACAGGAACAGCAAATCCGGTTGTTGATGTCCTAACAGCCACAACGGCTATTCTTCAAAATGGTTATGTCCGGGCCAATCGTGGGGTGATGGGTGTCGAGGTTTTTAACAAGCTCAAAGTAAATACTATTACCGTTGATCGGATAAAGTATACCCGTACAGGACTGATTACCGAGGATCTAATCGCGCCTTTGTTCGATTTAGACCGGGTGTTGATTGGAAGATCTGCCAGGAATCTTAATGATGAGGGAATTGCTGCTTCTACTGGATTTATCTGGGGCAAAGACATGCTGGTTTATTATGTTCCAGGACGGGCCTCTCTTAGAAGTCCCGCTGCTGGTTATATGTTGACCATTGGCGGAAGATTTAAAACAAAAAAATGGCGGGAAGAGAAACTTGGGGGGGATTTCGTTGAGGTATCTAGTATGTTTCTTCCAAGGGCAGTTGCGACATCTGCAGCCTATTTGTTGAAACAATGCGTTACTTAACATAAGGAGGTCAATATGGAAGAGATGCAACGAAGGGGTCCAGGTAGGCCACCTTCCATTAGAAAAAATGAAACTGAGGAGGATATAACAGAAAATAGAATAAGGTCAGCCGATGAAATAGCCAAAAAAGTAGCAAGTGGCAAAAAGATGGTTGGTTATTTATGGATGCCTTATGCTAATTCAAGGAAAGTTGGATTTGGAAAGTTAAGATCTATCCTTAGAATCTATCATCATGATGAACAAAGAAAGGCTATTTTTGACAAAACCGAACAGAAATTCTTAATTCATGATGTTCCTATGGTGGAAGGCCAGAAGTTGATGCAACTCTCAGAAGATGAAGTTCCAAAGGAGCACAAAAAAAGAGAAAAACTTCCCTATTATGGTTTTGGAAGACCACCGTATAAGAAGCAGAGGAAAGCTTCTTAATGGCGAGATATAGTACAACGACAAGCATTTATAAGATGCTTATAGGTCTTCAGACCTCACCTGCAAATAATCTCATCATTCAGCACTTTGCCGATCGAGTAGGTGGTCAGATTGATGGGTATGCCGGGAGATGGTACAAAGTTTCCTCTTGGGATTCTTCTACATCTACTCCGCAATTGATCCTACAGATATCCGATTCTATTGTCTCTCATCTTGTGATGCGATCTAAATTCATCCAGGATGGTCAGAATAAAAATAAATGGGTGGATGATTTAGCTGAAAAATCCTATGAGGATCTTGAGAAGATAAGAAAACAGGAATTGATACTTCTTGATTCTACCGGATCTGAAGTAGCAAGGGCTGATAGAGGCTCATTGATTGAGTCCACTCGGGAGCAGTACACACCTGTTTTTGATTTGGATTCCAGCACTTCTTGGGGAGTTGATTCAGATTTGGTGGACACTATTGAGAATGACAGATTATGAGCACGGTTAAAGTTACCATAAAAGGGGATAAGGAAGTTTTGCAATCCCTTAGAAAAATGGGGAGTCGTGTATCAAATACAGGTGCATTGATGGCTAGAGTATCTGTATTAGGTTTTCAGGATGTGATGGACCACTTCAGAAATAAGGATGGTTCAGAGGGTCCATGGAAGCCGCTTAAATCATCAACAATTAAGCGGAGAAGAAAAAATTCATCTGTTCCGTTACAGGATACAGGAAGGCTTAGAACATCCATTTTACCATCTGCAACGATTAATGAAGCTAAAGTGTCAACCAATCTTAGTTATGCACAGTTTCACAATTTCGGGACTCAGAGAATACCCAAAAGAGAATTTATGTGGTTATCGGATACTGCCACACAAAGAGTTTTGGGAATGTTCAGTCGGTGGGTTGTTCGGGGTTCTTTTTAAGTGGCACTAGATGTACGAACCGTTTTGGATTCAATTATAAAAGTATTGAAGAATAATACAACAACTATGGCGGCCTCACTCACAACCGCAACGGAAATTAATAAAATTGATCAGGGAGACGCTAGAACACTTCCTGTTGATCATGATTCATACCCGGCAGTATTGGTAAAGCTTATGAGGGAACGTGAGGAATTCGATCAGATAGGGCAGCGAAGAAATAGATATGAGCTTGAATTCTCTGTGGTCCCAATTATTCATGAAGGGTCAAGTCCTCAAGCATCCGACAGAGACATCATGACTTTAACAAAAAACACGAAATTAGTATTGCAGTCTAATATTACACTTTCAAGCACAGCCCTATGGACCATTGTTGATGAGGTTAATTATGCGCCATTGGATATTAATGGAGTGTACTATTCCGCTTCTATAATGACATTAAGGACGGTGCATTTATCAACATGATACTTACAAAAAACGAAATACAACATCAATCCGTTTCTGCTTGGAATACATGGCGGACCAAATGGGTTAAAAACTGCAAAGTGAATAAAGAGATTAAGTCTGTGTCTTTGGCATCTATAATTGATTACGCTAAAGGATGGCCTTTGATTCAATGCGCTTTTGGATATTCTCTATCTGGAAATTTGGAAATAGTTAAATCATACCGCGGAAAAGTGAAGGTTATGTGTTGTGATAAGGCTTTTGGTTATCTTGGTAAAAACGATATTCATCCGGACTATTGCATCATTGCCGATGCTTCAGTAACAACAGAATGGTATGACGGTTTTGATACTTCTAAAACGATTCTATTGGCAAATGTGGCATCGAACCCGGAATGGACACTGAACTGGAAAGGCCCAATTGCCTTTTATGTGAACTGGGATAATATCGGAACTGCCCATGTTTTATCTCGGGCTGCTAACCACTATGAAGTGATCCCAGCAAGTTCAAATGTTTCCAATGCACAGGTGGTTTTTGCCTCTCAAATTCTAAATCCATCCTGGCAATTACTACTTGGTTATGATTATTCCTGGGAAGAGGATGATTCATATTATGCCGGACAGGATTCAATAAAACGTCATTACATGCATCATGTAGATGCCATATCTATAAAAAATGATATGGTAAAAACTTCAAGCAATCTCTTATTTTCATGCAATTGGTTGAAGCAATTTTTATTTAAATTCAAAAATACAAATGTGATTAATTGTTCGGAAAGAGGTATTTTGGATATTCCAGCTAGATTACCTTTGGAGGAAGCATTGAAAGGCTTAATAAAGGAGGACTCATAAATGGCTATTGGAGATGGCGGGAGATTAGGATTTAATTCAAGGATTGGATTTGGTCAGGAAACAACTTGGGGAACATTAGTAACTGCGACGAGTTTCATGGAGTTTCGTTCTGAGACTTTAAAACTTGAAAAGGTAAATGAGAAAATTGAATCTCTAGGCACTGGCCGAGCTATCGCAAGGCGTGTGCAGAAGGAAGTAAATCTTGAAGGTACGTTTCTTTATGATTTGCATCCAGTTGACGGTATCGCATTAATAAAACATGCACTCATGGGAAGCGTAACATCAGCTTTAGCTGGCACAACGGATGCATATAATCACACATTTACCACTGGTGATATAAGCGGTATTGCTCAGAAGGGTTTAACTTTTGAGGTTCAGCCGGATCAGAACACAACTACATGTTTTATTCATTATGGCTTGCGAGTTAATTCATTCAAAATTAGTGCATCTATTGGAGAGCCAGTTAAAACCGAGATAAGTTTTATTGGAAAGGATTCAACCACAGGAACATTTGCTACAACTACTGTGGCCTACTCTCCTGTTAGGCCATTTTTGTTCCAAGACGGAACATTTGCCTACGGCGCCACCATCGGAGTGGCAACCAGCGAGAGTATTATTGCTTTCGAGATGATGGTGGAGAATAATTTAATCAATGATGAAACAGCCAGATCAATTGGAAATACCTCTTTAACAATATTACCCCCAGGAAGAAGAATGGTGACGTTAAATATTACCCAAAGATTCGATACGACTTCTGCCTGGGATAGGTTCACACAAAATACTCAAGGAGCTATCAGATTAACTTTTGATACCGGTCAAACCATTGGTTCTACTGATTCCCCCGGAACAACATATTCAATGATCATTGACTTCCCAACGGTGTTTTATAATTCCGCTATCCCAGAAATTACAGAGGCTGGGATATTAACCCATGATGTAGAAATAACAGCCCTCGCAGACACTATCACAGGATCAGGAACCGATATTTTAATGACGGTAGTAAATAGTACGTCGAGTTATGCGTAATGGGAATTAAACTTACACAATTTACCGATTTTATTCCTGAATGGAACGGAAATAAAGATTCAAAAGATCCAATTTACATGAAACTTAAACGCATGAATAGCAGGGATTTTTGGAAAATGATGGTATTACTTGAAGTGCTTCAAGGGAAAGTAACTGCGACACCTGATAATAGTAAATCAGAAGCTATTATAAGTGAGCTTGATAAAATAAAACCATATTTTGAAGAATATATATCTGATTTAAAAGGAATTGAAATTGACGGGGCACCGGCAAAACCATCTGATATATTGAGTGAACCAGGATTATTGCCATTGATTACTGAGATATCTCAAATCATGACGCAATCGTCAATACCAAGCGATCAAGATAAAAAAAAATTTGTAAAGCAATAGGACAAAAATCAATACCACATTATTTTTCTCAATGGTTTTATATTTTTATGGGATGTTATCAGTGGAATCCCTCGTGGTCAGAAGTGGTGACAAAGAAGAAAAAGCAAGCCACAGCCGATCTTGGCTCATATATTCTCACCCACCTTCCTGATTCTGGCGGCTATCTCGACCAGGATGCCTATACTATGTCCATGATTGAATTTATCAAAGACGAATTCACAGAATTGAGGAAATTCCGTGGCTGAGAAAGTTGAAATAATCATAACTGCTACAGATTTTGCTTCACAGACCTTTAAAGGACTTGGGAATAACCTCAATAAACTTCAAAACTCGATTTCTAAATTCGGAACTAAAGCTAAACAGTTAGGTTCCGATTTAACAACCGGCTTGACTTTGCCTCTGGCTGCTTTAGGAGGCCTGTCCTTTAAAGCCGCTGTTGATTTTGAAAGTGCTTTTGCCGGGGTTAGGAAAACAGTCGATGCCACTGAGAAAGAATTTAAGGCTTTGAGTACAGGAATTAGAAACATGGCGAGAGAATTACCAGCATCTACAGAAGAAATTGCAAGAGTGGCTGAGGCTGCAGGACAACTAGGAATTAAGAAAGAAAACATTCTTTCATTTTCACAAACCATGATTGATTTGGGAAATACAACCAATCTTTCATCTGATCAGGCAGCAACAGCCTTAGCGCGATTATCCAATATTACACAATTACCACAGGAGCAAATTAAAAATCTTGGATCAACTATCGTTGCGCTTGGAAACAATTTAGCAACGACTGAAGCTGAAATAACCGAAATGGCATTGAGAATCTCTGGTGCTGCTGCTCAGATTGGTATAGCCAATGCAGATATATTAGCCATTTCAGGGGCACTCTCTAGCGTTGGTATTAATGCTGAAGCAGGAGGTACAGCTATTTCGAGAGTCATGGTTGAAATTGCAAAATCAGTCGATATTGGTGGAGAGAAATTAGAAAATTTTGCCACAGTAGCGGGTGTGTCTGTTGATACATTCAAACAATCATTCCAGACAGATGCTTCAAATGCCATTATAACTTTTATTGAAGGATTAGGAAGAATTTCTGATGAAGGCGGAAGTGTTTTTGCCACATTACAACAATTGGGATTAGAAAATATAAGAGTTAGAGATGCACTTCTAAGATCCTCTGGGGCTGGGGATTTATTAAGAGAAAGCTTAAATTTAGGAAGGAAGGCATGGCAGGAAAACACAGCTCTTACAATAGAGGCTGGGAAAAGATATGAAACGACGAGAAGTCAACTTATTTTATTTTGGAATCAACTAAAAGATGTGGGGATCACACTTGGAGAAAGTTTAATCCCAGCTTTGATGGGTGCATTAGAGGCAGCTAAACCCTTCATCAATCTTATTGCCTTAGGAGCGGAGAAATTTCAAAATCTTAGCCCTAGAGTTCAAACCATTATTATCGGTGTTACAGCTTTTGCTGCTGCTCTTGGGCCCGTTATTGGATTAATAGGGATCATGGCTTCTGGGATTGCAGCTTTGATCCCTGTTGTGACATCTCTTGCAGTGCTGTTCTCACCTGCTGGTTTGATTGTTCTCGCATTTGCTGCGGCAGTGGCAGCAGGATTTTTAATTGTTAAAAATTGGGATTTCATTAAAGAGAAGACAATTGAATTGGTTAATGTAATTAAGGAGCATTTAGTTGACCGCTTTGGTGGTATTGTGGAGTCTATCAAGGAGAAGATTGAACAAATAAAAGGTTTTTTCCAAGGAATGTTCGATTTTCTCGTTGGCGGATCTATTATTCCTGAAATGGTGGATCTTATTAATGAGGATTTTCAAAGAATATCTGATGGGAGCCTTCTGGCAACTGAGAATGTAAAACTACATTTTCAATCTATTCCTCCAATAGCACAACAATCTTTTGATCAAGTCAAGAATATATTTGAAGATTGGCTTGGAACATTCAAGACCGGCTTGCAACAAATGCAAAATTTATCCAAATCCGTATGGCAGCAATTCTCATTTGGGGCATCTCAAGCTATCACGCAAGCTATTTTTCATGGAGAAAATTTGGGTAAGGCGTTTGAAAGTCTACTTCTAAATATTGCTAAAAATGTTATTCAAATGCTCATTCGAATTGGGATTGAAAGATTAGTTCAATCAATAATTTTTCAAGCGGTAAACATAAAAGAAACAACGGCCAGAATGGCTTCTCTTTCAGCTATAACTTTTGCCGGAGCTTTTTCTGCTACTGCTCAAATTCCGATTATAGGCCCATTTATTGCTGGTCCAGTTGCAACTGCAGCTTTAGCTGGAATGTTGGCAGGTGCCGCCAGTGCAGCAGCGGTAGGGGGTGCACTTGGAGCTGGGATAGCTGCCTTTGAACATGGGGGTATTGTGACAAAGCCAACCGTAGCATTGATCGGTGAGGCGGGTCCAGAGGCAGTTGTTCCACTGAATCAAGCCGGAGACAGAGGTTTTGGATTTTCAACAGGAGATCTACATTTTCATTTTGAAGGCCCCATCATGGGTGATCGTCAGCAAGCCAAAGAATTTGCTCTGATGATAGATAAAGAGTTGTTTGATTTGAAACTAAGAAACCAGTCGTTGAGTTTGGCATGATTATTTTACGTCAGAATTTTATTAACACAACGACTCAAATGACAACCACCAACGGCACTATTACTGTTAAAAACTTGTTTGATCGTAACAAGAACACCACCTGGGAATCTGAAAATGCTGGAACAGATTCAACAAGTGCAACCATGACAATTTCTTTTGATACTACACAGACTGTCTCAAGGATCTGTATGCAGAATCATAACCTGAAACAATTCACGGTTCAATATGAAGAAGGTGCTGGAACGGTAACAGCTTTTGTAAGTAACCCAATATCCATAACAGCCAATTCAACAAGCCATCATTACTTTTCATTCAATACTGTAACGACTATTGAAAAAATCCACTTATCAATGGATTCAACATTTCCATCTGCTGCTGAAAAATTCGTCGGTGAATTCATGATCACGAACGATTTATATGATTTTTCAACGGATAGATTACCAAGTGCCGCTCAATACAAACCTAGAATATTTAAAAAACAGGTAGTTCATGAAATGAGTGATGGTGGGATATCACTTTACAATATCAGGAATAAGTTTCAAGCAGAAATCAGATACAATTTTGTTCCTACTTCATCCGTCGATACGCTTAAAACCGTTTACGATCTATCCGATCCATTTATTTTCATTCCTTTTGAAACTGCTACTTCATGGGATGGCAACCTTGCGGAATGCGTATGGATTGGGCCATTTGAATTTATAGAATTCTCAAGCAATAATTTAGGGAACGGGTTCAATGGAAGATTGCAATTAAGACAAACTCCTGGAGGTTCGTTCTAGTGTGGGATATTTTGGCAAAGGATTATTCGGGGCTGGATATTTTGGTGGACAAATGAGTACAGCAAGACAAAATCTTATTAACCCAAGAGCAGATGTTTTCAGAACATTTGAAGTACGAAGGCGCCTAGAGGATTCATCCGGTGATTATGAGATTAATTGGCAGGATTTATCATTGACTGTAAAACGATGGGGAAGAATTCGGTGGACACTAGACGATAAGCTACGCTCATTCTTTCAACAGGGTGGAGTTAATTTATTAGTCAGTAACGATTTAGGATTATATGATCACGAATTAAATCCAGGATCATTTTGGAATGGATACTTGACCCGCTATAAAACCTTGGTAAGAATCAGCGCAGGATTTGTAGATCCAACCGATTTAACGGAAGTTCCACCCGTTGGAGGAACTATAGAAGGTTCAACATCTACTCAATTCATTGGGATAATGACAGATGCAATCACGCTTTCGGATTCAAACGATGCGGTAGTGAAGTTGAAGCCGTTGAGTTCTATTTTAGAGGAAATACCAGCAAATCTTCTTGTTGTGGCATCAGGTGGGGCAGCAGGAGCCGGACAACTCACAGCAAGCGATTACATGACAAGAATTCAGAATGTTACTGATGGATCAGGAAATTTAATTGTTCAGAAATTTATCACGGCCAATGCTTTTAGCATAGAGTCAACGACCATTACTTTCACGGCTTTGGATACTACAACGTCTTTGGATGACGAAACTTGCTGGTCATTGGCCCTAAAACTTTCTGAATCTTCCGATAAAGCTTTATGGATATCTAAATTAGGGATTTTTAAATTCAAATCCCGTGAACCATCCAATACGACATCATTTATATTTTATGGTATGCCTTTTTATGATCAAACCTATGGACACACAATAAAAAAAGTTGATGCTTTCGAGGAAGATTTGGACCTGTTGTTTAATAAAGTTATTGTCCAATACGGGGACACCATTACTTCCGCATCAATCAAGGAGCAATCTTGGCA